CTAAAAGAAGTAGCCCGAAGCCTTCTTTTCATTCCGAAAGACCGGCGGCGCAAACAGCTTCGCGGTTTCCGACTGATGCCATTCGCTGAAAAATTCAGGGTTCATCCGGATATAGTTCACAATATCCGCAAGCCTCCGCGAATTGAACGACCCCGACCGCAGGTAGCCCACGACCTGCGCTTTTATCTGCCTGACAATCTCACTCCGCTTTTGGGTCAGATCACCGCACAGATTTTCGGAGCGGAGCGCTGACATAAGTTCCGGCGAAAACCATTCTTCGGCCAACGACGCCTCAAGGTCTATGACTTGCGGGCGGAGTTCCAGATACTTTTCCCACTTGGAGCCGGTGGCTCCGCCGACGCTATCCACGATAGCGAGGTCAGGGAAAAGTGTGGCGCCGAAGAAGTCAGCCTGTGAAGATGTGAGCCACTTGCTTGCTCCGACAAGTTCGGGCAAGAGTGCGGCGATGCAATCGTCGCGATGGCTCAACATCGAGCCGACAAGCCTATCGACACGCGGCTTCGATGCCGGGGCGAGGTTTGAGGTGTTCACCACCGCAAAACCATTGGGCGTAAGCACAATGTCGAGCGATGGTATCGCACGGCGCAGAGCATCGGCGACAACAAGCCGAGAACACAATATCTTGATATTGTTGCTATCGGTGTAACCGCAGATGGTGTTAAACGTACTTTCCGAAGTGAAAGTAGTTTTGACCCAGTCTTCGGCGAGGTCGAGAAAGAGCGAGAGCCTTTCGATAAAGGGCGTTTCGCCCTTGACCGTGGCAATGACGTTGGGAAGATGAGAGCGCAACTGCTCGTCAGTCGTTATCAGCTTCATTGGTGTTGTCGTTGTTGGAGTTGGGAAGTTTTACTTGCTTGATGTCCTGGTGTTCATCGAGCGTGGTGAGTTGGATAAAAGGCACTTCGGGGCGAACACCATGCCAGCCATTTAATCGGATTATGATGCGATGGACGGTAAAGAGCAGGTCGTGATACGGCTTTTGGAGGGCCTGGGCAATGGTGTAAAGCTCGCGCTTGTCAGAGCCGCTGTTGTTGGACTGCGCCTTACCCGGCACGGAGCCGACAAGATTACTATGCACACGCATAGTGAAGCAAATCATATTGATTGCTTCCTGAATGTCGGTCTCCCAGTCGCCGCCCTCCTTCGAGTCGTCAATCTTGTGGATTACGACATCATGCTGCTCTTTGCCGTCGGGACTGATGTAGAAAGTCGAGAACCAGGCTTTGCCGCTGTTCTCCGCGCCTGTGAGAAAGTCGAGGATAGATTGCTTTTCCTCGACGATTCTCTGCTGTTGCTTGCGACGGTCGGTGATGCCCTCGGCACGAAATATTGACTCCCAATATTTCGCACCGACCTCGATGTGGTACTTTATCGGCGCTGAATTTTTCAGCTTCGCTTCCTTAGCGATGCCGATAAGCTGCTTGATGTTGTACCACTTGCCGCGAAACAGAGCTGCATAGTGAGGGATGGGGTAATAGGTGGAGTCAGGAGTCGGCACACGACTGACGAAAGCAAACTTACGATGTTTCCCCGGCATGGCGAGCTTGCGTTGCAGATCTCGCCACGGGGAAGTCGGGTCGAGAAGTTCGATGACCTCGATATTTTCGTGTGAGCATACGCACTTACGCCAGTTGGCGTAGAGAATTTGCGGTATGCGTCCGTCCTCGTCCGCAGGAGCGAAGCGACAGTAACAGGCTTCCTTTCTCAGAAGACGCACTACCTTAGTGCCGTCTTCGTTGAGAATAAGCACTGAGACGGCGAATCCGAAGTGCTTGAAGTCCTGACATACACCGAGAAAATATGAAGCGAGGTCGTTGTCGAGAAGGAAGTCCTCTACTTCCTGGGCGACATCTGCGGAGGCTTTGGCAATGCAGTATTGCAAGCCGGATCCGTAGCAGACCTCGGCGTTGAAAAGTTGGCAGGTTGCCAACGTTTCATCTTTCTCTATGAGGTCGATTATGTTGAACGGCATGAGGTTGTCTCCACCCCAGGGCATGAAAGAGAGGTTTTCGTCAACTATGGTAGGAATTATGTCAACGTCCTCACGGAAGACAGCACCGGAGTTGACCGTAAACGCAGCACGGGTCTCGAAGCCGGGAATGGTTTCGACAGAGTTGTAGTTAAGTTCTGAAATAGAAAAGTCCATAACTTGTGGTTGTTTTCCACAAAGTTATGGACTGTATGAGGTGCGCGAAAAGACGCGATTATTTATCGAAATTTGATATTGAATCAATATCAAAATACATCATACCAAGACTAACTTCGTATCTATCGTCGAAAATATCATCTTTCCTAACTGAAAACTCAGGTGTATAAACACTTGAACTACGACCTAATAATGCGTGAAAAGCTTGAAGATTTTCAATCCTACCAATAAATTTACCATTGATGGTATAATAGGAATCTTCATTGAGAATACTTACATACTTAGGGTCAATCTTTCCAACTATATCGAAATTTACCTCATATACAGGTGAGGGAAATTCAAAATCAGATGGTTTAATCCATGATTGGAATTGAGCCATCACATTTCCTTTTGAGTCCTTATTAAGTGCGTTTAATTTAACCGGAATGTTCTTGATTAAATTGATTGAATCTGAAAGTTCGGTGAAGGATTTAAGGAAATCCTCATCAGCTTGTTGACGTGTTAAATCGTTGCTGTCGAAGTTAGGGTGAGCTGCTACAAAGTCCTCGACAAAACCGACAATTGGATATTCCGACTTTCGATTTTGTTCTACATTCACTTTATTAGTCGATGTTTGCATACAGCTTGACAGCAACATCAACAAGCTCATAAGAATAAATACTATCTTTTTCATTGGCTCAATGATAATCTTTGCAAAATTACGAAAATTCTATGAGTTATCAAAGAAATACTTCGAGGTCGTTCACGCGAAAGATGCAGCAGTCGCGTATCTTGCGGCACTCGCCGGAGGAAAGTATCTTTACGTTCCTCCAGCCGCCGTAGAACGAGTAACGGAGTGAAATGACGTTACGCAGTTCCAGGATAGAGCCGTCGGATTTCCATACGGAAATATCGACAGGGTCGCCGGAGTTGAGCATGGTGCGAGCGGTAGATATGTGTATCGAGCGAGCCATTGGTTACGAATAGACTATGTTGTAGGTAGAAGTGAATATGCCGCGAGAGGCAGACAGGCGCACTATCGGGCGGTTGTCTGTATATCGCCATGTGAACTTGACGGTGTTAAGTTTCTCGTCGCCGTTCTGTACCTCGCAGGTGCAGTCGGTGATGAGGATTGGCGCGAGAAGGAGCGGATCGACATCGTTTGTGGCGTCCGGCTCGATTCGGAATACATCGTATGACGAAAAGAGTTGGTCTATCCACTCGGCTTCGTCAGAAGTGAGCGGCCCGGTCTGGGCCTCGTAGGTCTTGGCCGTGGACTGGTTATAGAATCGCGACTTGCCGTTGATGATGGCAACGGAGCGGTCAACGTCCGTCTTTGCGGTGGTTGCCGCCGGCAAAGTGGCCCAGTCCCAAACGTTGAAGCAGTTGCGGAAATAGAACGTCTCGCTGTCATTGAGCAAGTAGTTAACGAAGCATGAGATTGACCGCTGACCGCATGAGACGATAAAGCGCAGCAGCGTAATGTCGCCCGGTCTTACGGCGGCGAAAGAAGCGGCGTCGGCAATAATCGAGGACAGCGAGATATTGAGCTGTATGACGCCTGACGAGTCGGCGATCTTGCCGACGTCTGCGGAGTATGAATGATGATAGAGGGCTTCCGAGTCCTTCTTCCGGAATGAATGAGCGATGGAATAATTGATGCTCTCCCCCTTTTCAGCGTAGAAAAAAAGCGACAGAGTTGTGTCGGGAGCGACACGGCGCATGGAGAGCGTCGTAAGGAAGTTCTCTTTGAGAAATGTGGAAATATCCGTGCATACCGTGAAGCGGTCGCAGTAAAGGATATGAAGCACACAGGAGTCAGCCTTGTTGCTGACCGTGTCGGTGAATACACGGAGGGTAAAATCGCAGATCGATTGTCCCGACTTGCGCATCTCGGCCTCGATAAGCGAGCCGAGATCATAGAGCGTTACATAACCGCCGTAGGCGTAATAACGCTCCGAGAGGATTACGATGCCGCCGGTGGCGGTCAGCGTAACATCGACAAAATCGCCATCGACCGCGACGGAGATTTCGCCGACAGCCGAAGAAAGGAGTCTGCCCTGAGGCTTGTATGTAATCCGATGTGCCATGCCGCAAAGTTAACTTTGCGAAATGAGCGCCGAAAAGACAGCCACCTGCAAGGTATTAGCGACCAATCGGGAGCGGTGCTACCACCGGAGGTATAAGTGAAGCGGAGGCGGAACGGGGCCAGCCACCTGCAGGGTATAAGGGAGGCGGTGCCGACCGTGTCACCACCGGAGGTATAAGTGAAGTCATCGACGGAACGAGCCACAGCCACCTGCAAGGTATCAGCGACCATCGGAAGCGGTGCTACCACCGGAGGTATAAGTGAAGCCGAGGCGAAACGTGCCATTGCCACCTGCAAGGTATAAGGGAGGCGGTGCCGACCGTGCCACCACCGGAGGTATAAGTGAAGTCAGTGACGGAACGAGCCAAGCCACCTGCAAGGTATTAGGGAGGCGGTGCCGACCGTGCTACCACCGGAGGTATAAGTGGAGTCAGTGACGAAACGAGCCACAGCCACCTGCAAGGTATTAGGGAGGCGGTGCCGACCGTGTCACCACCGGAGGTATAAGCGGGAGCGAGCAAAAAAATAGGCAGCTCCCCGAAGGGAACTGCCAGGAGGCAGAGAGGTAACGGTTTATTCCGTTACCTCGAATGTGTCGCTGTCTTCGTTGAAGACGAATGTGCCGCGACCGGCTTCTTCGCGTCGGCGGCATTCTTCGACGATGACCTTGGCGCGGAAGTGCGCCCCGGCTCGCACCTCGTCGTCGAGGATTACGATGCCGGTTCGCTCCTGATTCTCGCGGATGACCGTTGCGAGTTGGCGGTATGCGCTCCACATACGGGCGAGTTCCACGTTGGAGAAGATGAACAGGTAAGGCATTTCAAAATTATTCATTGTTTCGGGGATTAAAGGGTTTGTATGTAGTTTTGTTTATCTATCAGGCAGATGCGGAGCGTATGCTTGTTGGCGTAGTTGCCGGATTCGACTCTGTCGAAATCCTCGTTGTCGCGCCAACAATAGAAAAGGGCCAGACGCATCGCGTCAATATCGTTGTCGGCATAGAATGTCCAATGCCCTTGCTTCGTGTAACAGATATATTCAAACATAGTCGTGAGGTATTGAGGTTCGACTTCCGGGAGAAAGCGAAAGAGGCTTACGCCTCTCTCGCTGCCTCGAACTGGAGGCGTTCGTAGATGTTCTGGGAGATAGTCGCTCCGTAGCGGGCTTTGAGCAGGTGCATGTAGCGCATTGCGCTCTTGGCTGTCTTGCAACCGCATCCGACGTTGTCCTTGGGAGCCACGCCCTTGAAGTAGACGTACCAGCGGTTGAACTTGCGCTGAGCCACGATGAGCTTGGGAGTTGTTGCCGGAGTAGTCTCGACGGCGGGAGCTGCGATTTGAGCTGCGATGTTTTCTGCGGATTTTTTAGTTTTCTTTGCCATGATTTTGAAGTATTTGGGGTTTGAGATATGAGCCGAGGCTCTTAATTTTTACGATACAATCAGGAGGGAAGCTGTTTGAGACCGAACAAAAATTTATAGAGAATTTTAAGCGCAGCGTCTAAAAATGAGGCCTGTACCATTTTTCGTAAAATTGTCGTGTAAATAGGCGTAGCCGGTTTTAGAGAGCCGGAGGGAAGTTGAGTTGGCGACCTAACTTTGTATAGGAAAAATAAGCCACGGTTCATATCCCCAAATACGAAAAGGCAAACAGAAAACTAACCGCAGGGAACATAGCCATACCGCCCCGTCGGAGAGCCCGGCTATGACTCCGCACTCGTCGCGGCTGCAAGTGAAACGGTACGGATACCGAGGGTGTGGCAAGGACTGTCGAGATGCGGTTGAAGCCAAGAGCGGCGCTCTATGTATCTGCGCCCGATAAGGAGCAGACCCCAGGACTCGGAGAGCGCACGGGGCGAGGCAAGCGGCGGCGGTGTCCGTCGCGCCCGGAAGTCGAACCTGCTGAACGATGATGAATAACTATCTGAACGAAGCAAGGGTATTGGCTGTGCCGACAACGGATGCGATGTGCTGATACCTTATTCATTGGTGCGACAATGAGGACGGCAACGAGAATACCGACAAAATCAACTATCGTGACATCTGCGATAAACAACAAATACGAACCCTCCCGAAACAATGGATTGAAATGCCACTGATCATCTGACGTGGAACTCGGCTGTGGAGCGCGGCCAATGAGTGGTCGAGCGAGAAACAGGAGCGAACCACCTATCTCACCGACGAAGGTGGTGGCGTTAATTTCGGCTTAGAGGCGGTGCCGGAGGGCCGATAGATAAATGAGTGAAGGCAATGGCGTAATGAACAGAGCAAAAGGCTGCCCCGGCGGACAGCCTGCCCTTTGAGGGAGGATTATTTTACCAACCTGTGAAGCAGCTCTGAACCATCGTGTAATCGACGTCTTCGTACTGGGATGCTGCGATTTCCTGGGCTTCCTCGGCGGTACGGGCTTCGACTTCTTCAGTGTAGCTTTCGCCGTCGAAAGTGATTACTTCTACCGAGAAGTATTTGAGCTTGCGGTTGGAGTTGAGAGAGCTGCCGAATATGTTCATTACGTGGGTCATGATTTTGAAGTTTTAGAGGGTTTTTACTGTGCGCCGGGGCGCGTTTGATTTTTACGTGCAATAAGGAGGGAAGCTGTTTGAGACCGAACAAAAATTTATAGAGAATTTTAAGCGAAGCGTCTAAAAATGAGGCCTGTACCATTTTTCGTAAAATTGTCGTATAAATAGGCGGAGCCGGTTTTAGAGAGCCGGAGGGAAGTCGAGTTGGCGACCTAACTTTGCAAAGTGAAATATCATAGCGTGTTCCGTGCGTGTTAACAGGAAAGTTCCTCGCGAAACGTCCCGGCAAAATCCTGATCCACGTAACCTGCAAGGCATATTTGGCGGTGAACGCCGACCGCTCCGCTCAAAATACACATCTACACCGTGAAGTAATCACTCGATGGCAAAGCGGAGCACAGACACCGTGAAGCCCGTGCCGAAGAAGCACAGAAAAAGAAATTGCCTCAGTACGAGTCGATGGAGCAGATGGTTCAGTGGTTCAGTTGATAAAAACTCCCTCAAAGGGCCACGAAGAACGGTAACGGCCTATATCTGGAAATGAAAGCCATTGCCGGAACAATGTAAGCCTACGGAGCCGCGCGTATTGTTCAGTTTGACAAAATAGCAGCAAGAAGCCGGAACTTTATGCAAGTTTGGGCTTCTTGCTGCTATTTTGAGGATATTGAGCAGATTTGGTCAGTCGGGATCTGGGAGATTCCATTTTCTGACATCCGGGCGCTTCGCGTATTCCATGGGAAGAAGGTCATCCATCGGCAGACCTGATTTCTTCCTTGCCGGGATCTCCACGAGGACATTCTCCAGCCACTGCCGTGGATCTATATCGGCGGCGCGGCATGTGGCAAGCAGGGAGTAGACTATGGCCGCGCGATAGGCCGAAGCGTCGTTTCCGCAGAACAGCCAGTTCTTTCGGCCGAGTGCCAGAGGACGGATGGCGTTCTCGATAAGGTTGTTGTCGATGTTCACGCGTCCGTCGTTGACGTATACGCTAAGACGGTCGATCAGCGAGTACGTATAGGCTATGGCCTTGCCCAACAGGCTTGACTCAAGGACTGTGGCGTATGTGTCCTCGCACCACTTCTCCATCAGCCTTATTACGGGATAGGCTTCTTCCTGCCGCAGCTCTTTTCTTTGCCCGGCATCCATTCCAGCCTCGTCCGCCTTCCGTTCCACCTCATATAGCTTGCCGATCATGACAATGGCCTGGGTAGCGGGTTTCTGGTTCTCCTTCAGGGCATCGACGAACTTGCGCCGGGCGTGCGCCCAGCAGGCGGCGCCGACAACGCCGTTGACTCCGCAGAACTGGTCGTATGCCTCATAGCCGTCACTCTGGAACGTGCCGCGGTAGCCGCCAAGGAGTTCCTTAGCGGTCTTTTTTGACCGCGACCCGCGGTCGTACCAGAAGAAAAGGGATCCCGTAAGTCCGTCGCGCACGCACCACTCATATCCCTTGCGCGCCCGGTGCTTCTCGTTGTCGATTACGGGGACTACGCTCTCGTCGACCTGTATGTATTCGCTTGCCATCACCCGCTTGCGCAGAAGCTTATATAGTACATTGAGGCTTTCCACCGATTTCTCGTACCAGTCGCCGACCGTGGAGGCCGACAGCCGGAGCCCGAACTCGCGGAAGCGGTTGATCTGCCGGTAAAACGGAAGATGATACAGGAACTTGCCCAGTATTATCTCGGCAAGAACCGAGGCTCCGGGGATGCCGTGCTCTATCGGCGTCTGAGGCAGCGGAGCCACGTGGATCGTCCTCTCCTCCGGATTCTTTCCCATTTCCTCGCGCGCGATGACCTTATGGCGGACGGTGCGCTCAACATACAGCTTCGGCACAACCATCTCCAGGCGGTCGCTGGTCTCGGTTCCTATCTCGACGTATGATTCAAGAAGCGTTCCTCCGGCATCGGTCGTGCCTTCGGGATAAAGATGCTTCTCAACGACCGTCAGGCCGGTTGTATCAAGGGGCTTGCGCTTAGGCTGATTTCTTACGGTGACGGTCTTCGTGATGGTCTCCTCCTGTCTCTGCGCCTCGGCCTCGAGTTCCTGTCTTTCTTCCGGACTCATCTGCGCCAGCTCCTCCGGAGTGAACAGCGAAAGCTGGTTCGGATCGAGGGGAAGATGCTTCTTCTCGCTCATGCGCCCGTAGAAACGTTTCTGCCAGTAGTCGAGCTGCTGTTTGAGCTTTGTCATCTCCTGCTTAAGCTGACCGACCTGTGCTTCCAGACTTTTCTTCCGGGCATCCAGATTTTTGGCCAGTTCCCTCTGGCTTTGGATTTCGGAACGAAGATGAGCTATCTCCTCTGCCTCCGAGGCAAAGGAAAGCACTTCTTTTTCTTCTGTCCCATCCTGTATCATATCTTCGCTTTTGTTACTACAAAGATACAAAATATCAGCGACTTATGCAAATAAAAAACATACTTGTTCACAATGGATTTCCACTGGGCCGGATCATGTTTTCCCTGCCTCTCGCCGGAGGTCGTCCAGTCTTTTGCGGCGGCTTGTCCGATCCGCCATTATCCCTTCGACCACCATCACCAGATCCCTCCACGCCATACTCCCGTCATCCCTTAAGCCTGACGCCCTGCCGAACGTGCCGCGTTCAAGCATCTTGGAATAAAGCACCAGACCGCCAGGTTCCCAGTGCAGTAGCTTCATACGGTTGCGGTGACGGTTGATGAAGATGTATACGTCTCCGTCAAGAGGGTTGCGTTCCATACGGTCGCGCACCAGTCCCGACAACGTGTGGAAGCTCTTGCGCATGTCCGTCGGCTCGGTGTAGAGCCAGTAACGCATGCTGTCGTTAAGGCTGAACATGGCTCACAGATTCCTTACCAGGGCTGACAGCAGCTCCGCGTTTAACCTGCCGTTGATTCTCACCATGCCTCCGCGGCTTGTCCGGCACTCGACCGTCAGATCCTCCGATCTCGACGAGTCAAGACGTCCGGGATTCACCTGCCGTTCCATCTCCGTGACCGTCGCAGGAACGAACGCCCCTTCCGCCCCCAACTGTATGAATGAACCGCCAGTCGCAGGATTGGCTTTCTCCTGACGCAGATACTGTCGGCGCGACTTATAGAAGTTCCATTCCGTTATCCCAAGTTCCCGAAGCCGTGCCTTTCGCTGCACTCCGTGAGTGTCGCAATAGGAGATGATCTCCAATACTTCCTCTTTGCTGAGCATATACTTTTTTTGCCCGCGAAGGTAGCTCCGATTTTCAACCCTACAAATACGCGCAGAACCGGATGCTTACGGAACAATGCCGCATAAAAAAGCGAGCCTCGGATCCACAAAGTGGTGCCGAAGCTCGCTAACACCCCGCGATGGGTGTTTCATACAAAAGGCGTTTTGATAGATGCCACGGGTACGGTCTTGACCTATCCGGGGAACAAGACACTGATTGCTCTAAATCAAAACGTGAGAAACGGCAACTCTTTGCCGTTATGAGTTAGGGATTGAAGCCGAACGGTCGATATAAATCGATTATTACGACTGTGGGGTATGTCTGTTTCGAGTAAGAAATTAGGAGATGTATAAAATTTAAACCTTAGCAGACTTTGCAAAATTGCACAAGTTCATAGACTCCATAAAGACGCATAATTTGAGCCTATAATAATCTCACTATGTCGATATTAAATTTTGCATGGATTTTTTGTTCCATTTCTTCGCTAAGAGACTGAAAATTTATAAAAAGCCTTTGCTTTGCTCTACTCATGGCGACATAATAGACTCTATTGGGTTCGTTTTTATCACCCAATAAATCGAAATTGAAAAGCCTATCTATATTAAATTTACTTCCCATCAATACAAGCACGTTCTCAAATTCATCGCCTTTCGCTTTATGAATAGTTCGCTGATTGCAGTCATCATCTTCAATACTTACGGTTTGAGCAATTTCTCCATATGTATAATTCGAATAAGTTTTCTTAGGATCGCCCTTAGTAATACGTGAGATTTGAATACCAATTTTAATCAACGTTTCTACAAATTCAATCATTGTAAGATTATCTATGTCGTCTTTCGATAATAGGACTTTGAGAAACGAAATTGAAGATTCAGGCGAAAAGCCAGCTCTTTCTAAGCATGAAAAGGCTTTTTTGAACTTACCAGAACGAGCATGTTCAATGGCTTTAACAAATGAAGTGACTATTAGAAATCTGCTGGCATTTGAATCCTTAAAATCCTTGATTTTGATTATTGGTATCTCACCTCTATTTTCAAGGAATTGATAACGTAATGAATTGGTCTCAACATTTGAATATGAAAGGACCGCCACATTTAAACCCTTTGTTTCTGAGACAAATCTAAAGGCTTTTTCTTTAGATCCCACTAGAAAACACACTTTATCTCCCGATTCTTCAAATATTGATTCTTGCGTTAAGTCCAGACGAAGGGCATTTAGAAATTCAACAATATTTCTCAAAGACCTTCTGTTATTTTTGATTACATATTCCTTTAATCCTGGGACTGTAAATTCGAGAAATGATTTCGGCTTAGCCCCCATAAATCCATATATGGATTGAGCCACGTCTCCGATTACACCGATTATTCCTCCTGCATTACCAATTCTTGAGATTATATCGGATTGGATAGGATTAGTATCCTGAAATTCGTCAATAAAGATGTAAGGATATGATTTGGATATGACATTACTCAAGAATGGATATTTTAACAGGAGTTTATAAGCAAAAAAATTCACATCGTCATAATGTAAAATTCCGTGGTTCCAAGCAACCTTCTTATACATTATTCCGAGGCTGGAAGGTGCCGGATACTTATCATTTATAGGCTTTGAAGACCGGCACGATAATTTACCTTCGTCTTTGCTTAAATACCATCTCAGGTGAGTCAAATAGTCATTCCACAGTTTCGGATCCAAATAAGTCTTATATGTCTTCGGATTCGCCCTTAACTCTTTTTGTAGACTTTCCATGATTGGATAATCATTAAGGACATAATCATCGACGACCCCATTATACTTGTTTATATTGAAGCCGAAATCATCAGCAATTAGATAAAGATAAGGGCCTACAAGATTGGTATACAAAAAGCTATGAAGAGTACAAACGTCAACCTTGTCACACTTCCCCAGTCGAGATGAAATTGTGTCAGCTCCGATATTAGAATATGAAAAACATCCGATTTTTCCTCGTTTCCCTAATTCTGCTTTAGACATTACATTTCGGACATGATTAATCAGCCAATATGTTTTTCCCGCGCCAGGTCCTGCTTTCAGTCGAAAGCTGGTTTCTATGGGTATTAAGGAAGACGAAGTTATTTCAGTAACCATGTAAGACCTTCTTCTATATATTGTGGTACATTGAAGTCATGATGAGGCTTCCCTATTTTACGATTTTCCAAGTTATCTTCAAGAATGTTAGATAATTCTAACGCATATTCTCCCTTTTCAATAGATTTCAGATATAATGAGGCTATGAGAGCCCCGACTCTTTTATCCTCTGGTAATTCTGATTTGTCCAAAGCATCCAAAACTCTCTCTCTCCAGGCACTTGCTGTATGAAATACTTCCGAAGCCTCTTCGTATGTTTTACATTCCATTAGCTTTATCAAGGTGCCATGATTAGTCATTTCATCTGTGATAAGCATTTTGCATTGAGGATTATGAAGCATTAAGTCATACTCAAACGTTTTTCCCTCTTTAGGATTTTGTGATGAGATTAAGACATTGGGGATTTGAGAAAACTCATTATCTGTACTCACAAATGGGTTTTGCGTGAATTCATATTTTTCATCGTTTCCTATCTCAAAAGGATAGCATGAAGTGAAAGGACCTTGCCCCTTTATTCTTCTCATGGGGTCAATATCTGTTAAACACAGTACTCGTTTATTCATTGCGAATGGAGAGTTAACTGTATCAAACATTTTCAGGAAATGCTGAAAATACCTGCCACCGACATTGACGATACACACATGATTATCGACCAATGATTTATTAGAATATTTAGCCAAGACATTTAATAGTATTTGTTCGGCAGTTCCTTCGACAAAAATAACTTTGTCTGCAAAGAGCATATCACATCTCGTAGCATCAAGAAAGCGTTGAACATATTTATAGGATTTCTGCCCTTCTTCGGTATCCGGGAAAGTCCTATATGGGTATGCAACACTTATTTTTTCCTTTTTATCTCTCTGCACACAAATGATTTCTTTAAGAGATACGGCAGATGCAATTTGCGTGGAATGCGTTGAAACAAATATCTGTCGCACCTTATTAGTCTGATGATTTTTTAGGAAAGACAGGAATTTGTATTGCATTGAAGGGTGTAAATGGGCTTCAGGTTCTTCAATTATTAATATAGGATAAATAACAGCATTTTCTCCCATACGTCTAATGTCGGTATCTGCCTGAATTTTTGCCAGAAGAAGCGATATGTATATCAGGTTGTTATATCCTAATCCATTATGAGAAATGGGCAGATCAACTCCTGTCTCATATTTTACTATTATGCTTAATGCAGAATAAAGGTCTTGTTCACTAATCTCACCATTAAAATCTGGTTTCGCATTATTGAAGGAAGCTCCCGTATTCTCTGCATAATTCAACATTTGCTGTTTGCCAGTTTTGAGTCGCCCGATAATTTGTTGAATTACTGTCGTAGAGTTCTGCTTAAATTCTTCTCTAATCTCTTTCTGTTTGGCGTCTTTCTCTTCCTTAGAGAGTGAGTCGTCATTTTTTATATCATAGTCTATATAAAAGTCAAGAACCTCTTTAAGCAAATTGCTTCTTGATCCAAATAGGTCATTCTCAACATTCCGAAGAGCCTCTAAAGACTGTACGTCAAATCCGTTTAAAAGGTCTGAGTCTGCTCTTTCCATCCTTGAAGGTTGCCCTCCAATGATAAAATATTTGTATCGACGTAAAAAAAGTTCCTCTATAAGATTCCAAGCACTGTCAACGTCCGCTACGGCCTCCATTGCTTGTTGGTATTCATCTTCATATGATGCCGGTAATTCAAAAACATACGAAAGACAAGCTTCGTAGTCATCATCTAATTTAGTCAGCCACATTCTGATGAGACGTAAATCATCCTCCGATTCATTAGACGGGTGCTTACTTGGCTTAAGAGTTGCGGTGATGATAATTTTAGGAGAATGGGCTTTCAATTCCATCAAATCAATGGGGCGATGAAAATCATTGATCGTCATTCTGCGGAATCGACAATGTGGTTCAAATATAAGCCTCAACGCGCGGAGTATATTTGTTTTCCCTCCGTTATTAGGGCCAATTATAATATTGGTGCCATCATTAAATTCTATCTCTTGATCAGCAAAATTTCGATAGCCTTTGATTATAATTTTTGATATATACATAAGAGATAGTTAGTCATTTTACAATTATTGAACAAAAGAATATGCGATTGAAGACTTATAAATACCCTAGTTTTTCTAATTTGGATTCAGAAGCACAGTTATCGGCGACTTTTGAAACAAGAGAGAAAAGTAGTTTTTTACTCTCGGTCAAAGGAATTACTATTGGGTATAATTCATTTGGACGCAAACGGCTATGTTCGCCCTCGGAGGTATAAACCATATAGACATCGTCCTCGTATGTGGCGTTTGCTCCGGCAGCCTCATCGTGGGAAAGCGGGAGTCGGACAACGACTGCTAATTCACATTGCTTGTTGCCATGTATTTCTGCATAAACGACCTCTCCCTTATGGAACGCACAATCTGACTCGGTCTTACCGTTGAATGGAGTGGTATCGGCCCAGCCTCTGCCATGCTGTCGCTCAACCAATTTGCCATTTGCATCATACATGTAAATGTTTTCGGTGCAATTCGGACTGCATACGTTCAGCGGTTCTTCTCGTATCTGATAAGAGATGACACGAAGATTATCTATAAAGTCTTCGTCTACACTCTCATACTTGAATTTCTCGGAAGCGCAAAATTTGGCAAGTGCTTTTTCAGCTTCTTCCAAAGATGAAAACACACCCATTGCCCCTTCGTAGACTTCTCGCTTATTCTCTGCGGAGTAATTGGTTGAATACAGATATAGCTGATAGATCTTGTTCATGGCATTATCAATTTATTTGCTGAGTTGGCTCCAGCGTTAAATCTTCAAGAGTCGAATATTGAGCGTCATAGCGTTCCTTTCGGTCGGCAAACGGCTTTCGCTGACAATCGAGCATAGACGAGTCAAGTTCGTTATCAATGTTAAAATCAAGAAGTGCATAAAGGAATACGACCTCCTCTTTCGGGTCGGGTTGGGAGGGATTCGCTACGGTTTGATAGTATTCCGTAGGCACTTGCGCTTTCGGGACAAACCGCACAGGTTCAGTGAGAGCAAATAAATGTTGGCCCGAAATATGCCTTGTATGAAAAAGCACAGATCCTATGTTGGCGGCATTGCCAAGCAATTCCATTCCGTCTTCCGTGTATTTGACAGGCACTGCGACTTTACCGGACTCGCAAAATTTAGATGAACGTGTAGCGTAATTCTCAAACATAATCATGAACACGCCACGTTTGGAAATTTGAGGAACTGCCGAGATTGTAGTCGATGGCGGTGGAAGCAAGTCGCGTGGATCCTGACCGAGCGGACATTCTACGATAGTAAAAGCCTCACTTAGTAGAGAAACTACACGCTCGTTTTCTTCACTGAATTGTTCTCTCTTGTCAAGTGCAAGAGCAATAATTCCCTTATCTTCATAAGGCGCGTATACCTTACCGAGAATTTCCCTGAAATGCCTCTCTATATAATCGCTGGCAATAATACCAGGCTTAGAGCGCATGGCGAAGAAATTGTAACGAGTTGCGAGTTCTTCCTGTATCTTCTTACGGAAAATCTCTCGCACTTTCGCCTGCCACTCTTTTTTCTGATATTTATTGTTACGGGCGTATAATGCAACTACATAGAGAAAATTGACATCGTAGTGCGTGACAAGGAGAGTATCGCGGTCAAAAAGGCGATTCCTGAATTGTTGTGATACAAAAGTTGTGGCTTTCTTCCGAGCCTTATCAATCGTATCTGTATACGAAAGGTCGTCAGGAATAGTCGCACTGATGAAGAAGTTGGGTATGATGTTATACCCTTCCGTTATCTCATCACGGAGACAAAAATCAGTTTCATGCGGTTTGGAGTCTGCATTTTCGCCAAAGAAAAGATTTAAGTTCCACTGAATGACATTGCGGGCATAAGTATATTGCTTGGCGACTGATTCTTCTGTAACAGGATTTTTTTGTTTATAATACTTGGAGTCGCCGATGTAGTAGACTTTCTTTTCGGGTTCAACGGAAGTGAGACTATTATAAAGATACATATGGTCTACCTGCTTGCCGTCTTCCTGTTTCTTGTTGAGTTTATCAGGGAACTTTTTGTCTCCAATAAGTTCGTCGATAATGGCCTCGAACACAAAGTTGAAATTCTTGGCAAGCAAAAACTCGTTGAGCTGTGCGTTGATGCGCACGTTCCTCGATTGGTCGAAGAACGCGAAACAAAGATCCCAAAGCTGTAAAGCCTTGTCAGAAAAATATTTATATTTTATCTGTCGCAAGCGTCGGACGCCGAAGCCACAATCAGTGGTTCCGTCATTACGGCGATGCGGCAAGTACTTCTCGAATCGTTTGCCGGTGATTATGTCGTAATTATAATTCAGATCAATAGGAAAACCGAATGTCAGCCGAATATGATTAAGAATTGAGTAGAATATGACGAGAAGTTCCTCGTCAAAATTTATTCGGCGTTTTTTTGTTATCGGGTCGATATAGACGGGTTCGTTATCCTGTATGACAACCTGCGATTTTGCAATGGTTTTGCTCCAGTTGATTTTATTGAAACCACTTCGGTTGTTTTTAAGTATGAACAAGAACCAGTCGCGGTTATGTCGGGCAAATTCTATGAGCGACAAAATGATGTCTAAGAAAGTATTGCCGGTACGTTTTTTACCTTTGCCTACCTTAATGGCACTCTGTTGACGGATGATTGTGCGGTCTTTGTTCTGACGGATACAATCGTCTCGATAGACCGCAATAGCGCGGTAAATCCAGACCGAAAGGCCATAGATAAACTGGCGTTGATGCAAAGTGAGAGGGTTGTCGTAACTTTCGAGATTGATGACGTGTTCAGGTCGCAGCCCTTCGACACCAAAAAGATTGTCATGATTATCAATGACAACCTTTGGGAGAATGAACACAGCCTCCCCGTTTTTTGCATGATAATAGTAGCCAACGTAGTTTACGGAGGCTACACCATCCACAACATCGAGTTCATCGACGTTGGGGAATAGTTCTTTTATGCTTTCAAACGGGTATGGATGACCCTCGACGAGCAACTTCATTATTCTGCATCTCGGGTTTCAACACTAAATTCAGCGGCTACTTCTTTTATAGCCGGAATTTGCCATTTGCCCCATTGATTAGAAACGACAAATGCTTGTCCGTCCTTATCGGTGATAACAGTCTTGTTCCATCTGTTTTCTCCTTGATAATCTCCGGGATTGTCAATGGATTTGACAATAGGGTCGGCTTTACGGGGAATACGGGAAACGGTGTTAGCAATTTCGGCGTAAGTATGTTGCTTCGCAGCTTCGGTCAATATTGCGATAACAGCATCGGTAATGGACCTATATTTCTGGTCGTTGACGTATAAGCCTATGAAAGGATTACCTTTGTCTTCTTCATTTTCCTCCGTGTTCTCGGTCAGCGGCTTGATTCCGAGGTTGCGGATAAAGAGTTCCACGCGGTCTTCCTGAACATTACCGAGGTGATCGAAGTATGAAGCGAATGTCATGGTTTCTCCATCTTCATCCTTGAAGAAACCCTCATCAAGGCCAAAGTCCTTGAATACATCATTGTAGAGGTAGAATAGAACTTTGGATACAAAAGTCTCGGCGCTGATTTTACCATCACTAGTTTTAGCGAAGAAATAGCCGAGTTTTTTATCCTCCTGTTGAATTTCGCCACCCTCGATTTGAGCGTTAATGGCCGATACGAACTGCCACCAATCGTATTGGTTTCCATTGGATAAGGATATGCGATAGTCTTTTTCTGCGTCTTTGATTTTGATATACTTCCAATCCCAGCGGCGCTTGAATGCCGAGTCAATCGGGAAAAGCGATTGGTCGGAAGTATTCATCGTGGCCCATATGTAGAGATTGTTCGGTAAGAGCAGGTGTGAGCCTGATTTTACTTGACTGACTACATCCTTACCCTCATCGTAGAGAGCATTAATCTTTTCAGCATTGACGATGTTCAGTTCAGCAAATGCTCTTTTAAGTTCCTGAGCGAGGTCATCATCGGCAATGATGGGATATTCAGAAAAACCATCTGCATTGCGGTCGAGCAATTGGAAGATGTCGCCGAAAATCTGAGCGCAGTTTCCGCGATTGATTTCCTCGACGATAAGAAATACCGGCTTTGGTTCTTCGTGTTGTTGCTCGCGCCATGCGGCGATATAGGCTTTGAGGAACGATTGAAAAACATATCGGTAAACGATACGGTCTTCCATGATTTTATTGCCTTCATCGTCTTTTAGTTGAGTCCCTTGTATTCCATATACAGGCACTCTTTTAGTGATTGGCTTGTAGGATCCTACAAAGGAAGAATAGTCGGTGTCGGGGTGGAATGTAGTGCGATAATTTTCGTATTTCGCACACATTTCATTTATTTTATGGGACTTACCAGTTCCAGGAGCACCAAAGTAAATCTTTTGAAGCGACCCCAATTCATCAATTTTGGGGATTGAAAGCGGCATCGTTTTGCGAGCCTTTACAAGATTCGCGATTTGTTCTAAGTCGCCAACATGAAGTTGATCTCGATTTATCATATACCAAAAGAGATTATTGGGAGTAAAATTAATTATGGGGAAACCAGTACTTGTATTTTCCATATCGACTCCTGATTGATAAGCTTTTTGAATGGAGCCAATACGTACTTGAACAGAACTGGTTGAGTTTTTATTGTTATCAGTTTCTGTAGTTTCTATAGAATTAGGATATAAACCTGAAAAAACAATGTTATCATCGTTTTCAGAAGTTTTATATATACCTAAAACGTATGTTTCTAAACCCGTTTTATCGTCGGAGACAAGAAACTTATGTGCTTTTTCAAGGCTATGTAAATTCGGTGACCAACGGTTGCTTGGATTAAACTGGATTCTTTGTTCATCTTCAAACCGACCACCTCCTTCAATAGGGCACACATAAATGAAGAATGGAGCGGAACTAAAATTGGATGCTTTGAACGAACACTCAATCAAAACTTCGCGACGAGGCTTTTGACCCACTCTTTCTGAAAGTATTTTATAATTGAGCATGCCTGGAGCAACACGTTCAACGGCTTTAACAAATTCGGTATAACAATCGAATTTGTTAAAGAAAGTACCCTCAACCAAAGGGTAATTTGGCGAAGATGTATCTACTGCAAGATAATTTTTAGCCATTGAAGTATTGTTTATATATTTGAGAAGCAAATGCTTTTACAAGCATGGGGGGAACTGCATTTCCAATTTGTCTCCACTGGTCAGAGAACTTTCCGGAAAAGAAGTAATCGTCAGGAAAACTTTGTAAACGGAGTATCTCTTGTATGCGTAGGAATCTATTCTTCCAATGAAAAGGTCCCATATTGTTTGAGAAGCTTGCTTGAATAGTCCACGATGGCTTTTCTGGTGATAATTTGAGCAGAAAAGACCAATATCTTGAACGCCACTTGAAAAGCGGATTTGGATATCCTCTCTCGGCAGTGAAGTAAAGATAATTATCCCCTGGCGGAATTAATGGAAGTAAATCTTTATGTTTCGAGCCGGCAAGTTTATCTTTATCTTCGGGCAAATCAAAATCTATATCATTCATTACATCACCAGCTGTAACCCATGGTAATAAGTCATCAGTTGGGTGCTCTGAATGAGTCTCATTTGGGTAAATGAAATCTGGAAGTTCCTTCTTAACGCCCACACAAATAAAGCGTTGTCTCATTTGAGGAACCCCATAGTTAGCTGCGTTTACAACGTGGTAAACAATTTTATATCCAAGGCGTTCACTTTGTTCGATAACATAATCGAGAGCTGCTTTGTGAGGCTTATAAACAAAACCTGCAACATTTTCAAAGAAAAAGAATTTTGGGCTTAATTCTTCCAACGCTCTGAAATAGTTTGATACAGTAAGAAAGCCACTTTCATCTTCTATTCCTCTTTTCTTTTCAGTACGATAGAAACGTGATTTAGAAAAGGGAGGACATGGAGGACCGCCAACAAGTCCATCGATATGACCATACTTCTTTTTAATTTCTGTAAAATCTACATCTACGATGCTTCCACAATATACCTCTGCTTCAGGGTAATTTTGTGAAAATGAGTCGCAGGCAGGTTTCCAGTTGTCATTGGCGAAAACTGTATCGAATCCGGCTTGATGGAATCCACAATCAATTCCACCCGCGCCTGAAAAAATGCTTACTATCTTAGGCCTTGTCATTAGATGAATTTTAGTAGATGTTCAACCATTTTCTGTCCTAAGAGAGGTGGGACAGCATTTCCAATCTGTTTTTGAATGGCACGACGAGTCCCAGTGAAAATATAATCAACTGGGAATGTTTGAATAGAAGCGACCTCTCTTACTCGCAATCTTCTATTATTCCAATGGAATGGACCGACCCAAGGGCCTGGTTGAGCAGCTATAGTCCATGATGGAAGCTGAGGATGAAGTTTCAATAGAAAATTCCAAAAGCGTTTATTCGCGATGAATTTCGGATTTGGATAATTATCGCGAGCGCTAAGTGCAATATAATTATGTCCTGGAGGAATCTCGCTTAGTTCATAGGCATATGTTTTACCTGCAACTGACTCTTCAGATTCAACCAAATCATCTGTGTCAAATCGGCCAATCCAATCAAGAACGTTGACTTTATTTGCCTCTTCATCAGAAAGGGGCGACGGTAACTCAGAAATTATGTTGTTACGCGAGGCCAAAAAAATAACTCTTTTCCGTTTTTGCGGAATGCCGAAGTTCGTAGCGTTTGCTAAAACTCGAATAAACGAATAACCTAAGCGCGAAAGCGTATTCTCAATAAGTTCAACGGCAATTTTATTAGTTGGGTGAAGAATACTTTCTACATTTTCGAGCAAAAGGCCATCGGGTTTAATTTCTTCGATAAGTCGAAGATACTCACCCACCATATTGCGCTCGTCATTAGAGGCCTGGCGTTTGTCATTAGTTATCCAGTACCCTGCTTTTGAGAATGGTTGACAAGGAGGACCACCAACGAGAAGTAATTTTTCAGGATTGTTAGTTCTGAGGCACTGCGAGTAAAATTGGGCAGATATATTTCTAATATCTTCACAATGATGCTCTGAAAATTGAAAAAAGTTGTTAGCTTTTAATGTGGCTATTGCAGCGGGTTCAAAATCTAACGAAGATATAATTTTTGCACCAGCCATTTGTGTCCCTATATCCAGACCACCGCAACCTGAAAAAAAAGATATACATTGAATGGGAGACGATGCTATAGCATCAATCTTATCAATACAAGTATAATTTTTATCTTGATATGGGATATATATGTTATCTTCATCAAAACGACAATGGCTGAACGAGTCAAGACATGCCTGTTTCTGATGGGGGCAAAGATGTTCAATATATTCTTTCTTAAATATATATTCCATAAAAAGAAAGAACTTCCAAGTAGGCTGACAGGTGACCAAACCTTTTGCGGCTACAAGGAAGTTCCGTAATATGTTGAATATAAGTTGTTACTTACATTTGGCGGTCTTTGTCAGCGGCGAGCGCAGATTAGGATGCAAAGTTAACACTTTTTTTCGAGACTTTGGCTATCCGTTGCAAAGATAATTTGAAAGAGACTTAAAGAAAAAGAAAAAAGGATTCAGTCGGCTCACGGTTTCGGCTTGGGTTCGTACAGGGGTTTCTGTTCGGGCAGGCCGAATCTGAGTGACCAGGACTTCGTGCAGAGCCGAATGACCGAAAGCCTCAAAGTCTCCGAGAATCGTTAGCGTTCGTGCAGGGACATCACTACTGACACGTCTGTCAGAGATATAGCCAGAATCGTACAGAACGATTGCATCGGAGACAGTTGACTGAATCCGATGCAAAGTTACAATATCCGAGTACCGAAGTCAACGGACTATTGTGCACATTACAAATTTGTCAGTAATTCTCGATGGCTTCGATGAAAGGGACATCGGTAGGTTCGCAAGATCGAAGCGGGTATCGATCCGGCACGGCACGTTCGTTGGTGCCATAGCCAAGACCCGAACAGAAAGCGAGAGCTTTATCTTCGGTGTCGAAGACTTCCGGTTCCGGGAAGTCGAGCATATCATCTGAGTTAAGATACTCCTTGAAACCATCGACGTCATCATTTAAGAAAAACTCTATAGCCGTCGGGTCTTCAATGACATAAACTTTTATTGACATATCAGTAGGTATTTGAGGAATGTTATTAGCGAAACGAATTATCTCGGACGAGAGGACTCTGAGCGAGGCTCTGAGTTTGAAAAGTTCTTCAGGCGTAAATGAAACTGGTTTCCCATTTACGGTATTGTTGTTGAGCCTTTGGATAAGCCATGCGCGAGAGCGATTGAAGAATCGTTCAGATATGGCCGCGCAGTTCATCATTTCAAGAATCTGCGCTCCCTCAACTTGGCGAATGCGGAAAATCTTATCACTCATGACAGTGCAGGAGGTATATTAGCGATTTCTCCGTCAATAGCTTCGAGATAAGAACAAAGTTCTGTATCAGCTTCGGGATTATCAAACATAGAGTCAAGTTGATGACTTGCGGAATCCATCATTGCGTAGGCTTGTTCGCGAGAAAACAAAGCATCTCCGTTCTTCCATTCTATGTAAGGACGGAAATCTGAACAGAGTTTGCCAACCTTATAAGCATCAATAAGATTGGCGGTGAACTTGTCTTGAAGCGTGAAATAATCCATTGCTTATTACTTTGGTTCTGCAAAGTTAATAAACAATCGTTAATTAAGCAAATAATCTGGGAAGAAAATGTGGAGAAAGTTCAATCATGTGCAGTTCTAAAAGTCCGATATACAAAAAGAAGCGAGGCTACCCGCCTAAGTGGTAGCCTCGACTTTACCTTTTTTTAGAGTGCAAATTGGAGCGACTAAAGTCTCCAAAGGCACTATGATGATGCAAAGGTAATACTTTTATTTTAGGTGGCAAAATTTTCAGAGAAAATTCGCGCTAAAAATCTCATATCGTGGAGAAATCAGGAATCAGCGGCTTTAGATTTGGAGAAGCAGAGCAAAGATCCTCATAGAGGCATTTGATTTGCTTGCTCATGTCATCGGCTCGATTAGCCGAAACCTGCCCCATTACATACTTAATAACGCGCAATGCACCGATTAAGTTGTAGCGTTCGGACGGTGTATTGGCAGCCGGGCCTCTGCGGATGCCTTGAGGCAGTTTAAGGTCATAGATATATTGACCGTGAGCACAGGCATTGCGGACTTGCCGGATAGTGTGCATATAACTCTCGAAGGTAACGACCTGACGGATGCCGAACTCATGGGCGACGAAGATTTTATCATCGCGCTCTTTCAACTGCTCGTAGAGTTTCATCACGGCTCCAAAGGTCATAAATTCGAGAGTCTTCCACGCCGGAGCGAAGCGGTCGTTGGGATTGTTCTGATGATGTCTGTGTATAATCGGATTTCGCTTGAAGTCCGAAGTATAGACTTTACGCTCGAACTCGCGGGCGTAAGGGCGATTGACAACGACCGGACTCACGAACCATACCGGATTGGAATTATACTTGTTGGAAAGATTGTATATGAGCGAAGTGCGGAAAGCTATCTCGATACGGTTGAGATAGCGCATGAGCAACAGACGGAGGTCAAAATCGAAGTAATAGAGATTGACCGCATCCTCGAACGAAGCACCCTCGACATACTCGTGTGTCCGGTTGCGAAGTTCGGGATAAGATTTCTCAAACGGGAACAGATAAAATCCAAGGCGGTAATATCCTATATCCAACAGGATTTCACGCGCCTTGTCTGCGTCATTGACAGTCAGACCTCTTGATTTCAGGAGGTCGAGCTGTTGGTCTATTGTCGTTGCTGATTTCGCCATATACAAATTTGAAGTATGCGAAATTACAAATAATCTACGAGATGGAGAAACAAAACATCATCAGCGTTGCCGATATTCGGCAACGTAAAATGCGTTAGGGATAGAAGCCTTTCGGTCGAGACCTCAGGCTCGATTTACGATAGCCCGGCGCCGGTGGCGCAACGCCATAAAAATCAGACCGGATAATATGAGTTGTCTAAATCCAGTTCAAAATGGTATGACCAGCCATCACATTGACCGTATCGGGAACCTCCCTCTAAGAAATCGGCATCGGGCACCACTTTCAGGCGGCAATTCTTTTTGTAAGCCTTTTCAAGCCAAATGTAGGCTTGTTTGAGCGGTATCGGCTGCTCGTAGCCGTGGTAATCCCAATCGGTAATGTTGACAATCTCTTTAGCATGACGAGTTTCGTCATCGTTTCTGTCTGATTTGGTAGACCAAAGGAGCGATTGGAATAGCGCCCAACCGAGCGGATGTTTTGGGCGAAAGAAGTATGGGATATTTTCAGGCAGTCCCACTGTCTGAAAAGCATACTTCGTGTTATCCATGACGTAAGCTCCCTATGATTTGACTAAATCATAGAGGGCAAAATGCAGTTGCATGAAGTCAGGGATAAGTCGTTCCCCCGATTCTTCCATAACGTCGCTTGCAATATCCGAAGTGCAGACTTCGGAATTGTAAGGCAGTCTCAGGAGTTTTCGATAACAAAGACTCGCCAAACGAAGCGTAGCATCGTCATACTTAGCCATAAATATCAGGCTTCGGTAAATTCGGCCCGAAGGCTGACGGCGTTATTGATGGCTTCTTCGACTTCGTCCTGACGGAAGGAGAAAGATTGTGCGGTCTCGTCGTAGTCGGCAATATCCCAGGGATTGATAGTGAAAAACGATAGCCGCTGAGACGGGTCTTCAAGATCATACTTGATGAGCTCGTCGGCGTCGATGAACTTGACCGAACCATCGGTGAGGTCAACGTCAATGAACGAGTCCTCGCGGGTGGCGGCATCAAGGCGCGTCCACTCGTCGAGAGCAGTCAGGATATTGGTGCGGAGGGTGTTGTAGTCTGACATGATTTTGAATGGTATAATATGCAAACTTAGCGAAAATCAGCGAGATTATGACGGTTAAATCAATTAAATCAGCACGGAGGATGATTTAATCAGAAAAATTCGGTAATTTTGCTCTATGGATAATATTCTATGGGTCATATTCAGTTGGATAATGAAGATTATCGTCCTATTGATGATAGTCTCCATCGTTGTATTCTTCTGCAAATTTATATGGTCGATGGCAACGAATGGTGGCCGGAAGTGGTATTACTATGACCCAAGCAAGCCGTGGAAGGGAGGCTACTGGACTCCACTCTTGCCACGGACTCCACCTTACAACGAATATGAATGGAATCCTGAAACATGCAGGTTCGAGCATAAGGAGACCGGAGAGCCGCTTTACTCCTGGCAAAAGCCTGTAACACGGCACGAAGTCTCACAATCTCATACAAAGAAGAAGCGCCCCGAATGGTTGCGGTTCTTTTTTGAGGAAACTCCGGCAACGCTTTTAGAAAAGCGCAGACGGAAGAAATGGCTAAACGAGAAAGAACATGGCGCATCAAGATAATATCTATACTGAAGACTTTAGTCTGATGGCCGATGAAATAGGCGTTGCCGATACTAAAGTTATGGGAGTATTCGGGGCGATACAGCGTGGCGCGACGAAAGAGGAAGCCTTGAAGAAATATGGACTCACCGAGAAGGAGTATGACGATAACATCGACAGAGTCCTGAACGGATAAGAAAACATTAAAGAAAACCGCGAATCCTCCGAGAAAGAGGTTATGCGGGTTTCTATGCGATAGGGATAGAGGTCTAACTTTTTTGGAGTGTGTGACAATTATAGACCAGTAGGAATTCCTAACTTTTGAAAGAACATTCTATTCCTTTCCTTTGCTGCTTTTAATAATCTATCAAATGAGATTACTTCTATATATGCCTTATAATTGGGGTTATATCCAAAATAGCCTAAATGGTCAGCCGTCTCTTGCAAACTTTTACCCTTACAACAGCGAATAACAGATTCTGTCATATCGCAAATAACATAGCAATATCCAGGAATATCCTCGGATTTGGGAATTAAACGTCCCTGAGGCGTTTTCGCTTGACCTAATCTTATTTTTTCAAGGTACGTAAGGGCTTGTTCAATTGGGTCTTCCTTTTCACTTGGGCGAGCATCATTGCGCATTGGACGTTTTAATTCAACAATGGTAATAGAGGCTAAAGGAAGATTTTTACCTTCGTTGACCAAAATAGGATTATTGTAAACATTCAATGCGCAAATATCAGGCTCTTTCGTAGAGTCATCAGAGGTGATTGGCATTGATTTAATCGTCTTATCGGATGCTAAGAACGCATGAAATGCTAACCGTTCGTCAATTAACCATAAGTTCCCACATTCCTCAGAAATTATGGTTTCTGAGGTTTCTCTCATTGGCATAATAAGCTGATGGATAACATCCTCAGTTACATACTTTCCATTAGTCTGTTGATAGAGTGCTTTTTCGAATATGTCAATGATAGCTCTACGTTTGGCGACATAACTTGCAAGATCAGATGCTTTTGAATCACTGGAAGTTTGCAAATACTTATGTAGCCGATCTCTAAACTCATCATCCGAAAGAGAAGGATTATGAAGCAAATCATGACCTTGTTCAATAAGATTTGCTTCCACTTCACGAAGTTTTTTATGAAGTTTTAGGTCGAGATCTTTATCTGAAATATTGGGATTAAAAGCCTTGTCTGCTGAATCAAGATATTTAAGGATAGAACGATACCTTGGTTCTTGATTATTAACAAAATCTATAATCCTATCTTCTGTACGCTGTAAATTGTCTTCAATAAAATCATATAGAAATTGAGTAACTGAATTGATTACTCCATTTCTAATTTCCTCAAAAGATACTTCTATTTCCGATAGAACACTATCGTCCAATTTTTCTTCGATGTCAAATTTCAATCTCTCCGGAGAGACGTGATCTGTGAGGTATGGAGATGATATAAAGCATACATAAGAAAATGTAGACTCACCATCCACTAAATCCCCGTATAGACCTTGAATTTTGGTTTCAAGACTTTCGTTTAACACCAAACGGTTTGCTGCACCATATAAAGCACTATTACGAAATGGACTACCTGCTTTTAGTTTGATATGAGTTACTTCAAACTCATTACCTCGTATTGAAAAGGTATCGGTTGATAATTCCGCGCTCTTAGAATATTCAAAAATATTATTCAGATTTGCATTATCATCGCCATCTTCAATTACTATATGAGGAGCACCACCATCCCTTAAAAAATACCAAAAGCAATGGTCAATAATTTTTTCCGCGATTTTATCAGCCGATTTTGGTATTGCTGACAAATAATCGGGGAATATATTATTTAAGGTAACTTCTGTTTGAAGAGCACATTTAGGGACAGTATCTAAAGAATAGTTATTAATACCCTCTCTTGTTAAGGAAAAAGTTCTTTGTCCATAAGAACCATTTTCAAGAAACGTACTATTTACTGAAACAGAAGAAAAGGCTTTTAACCATAACAAACGTCCAATACCTTTACACCCTTTAGACGCCTTATATTCTGAATCGAATGTTAAAAATGAAGTGAAATTGCCATCATTAAACCCTATTCCATTATCAATTATCTTGAAACCAATAATTTCGGGTTTACGTGTTTCGTCCAATGAAGTTTGGGGAGAACGTATAATCTTTATAGTGATGCGGCAATTCTCTAACGTTAAGGATGAATCTTCTTCGAGTCGTTCATCAATGGCATGTATCGAGTTAACTATTGCCTCAAAGAGAGGGAATAGAGCTGAAGATTTTGGAAGGCTTGTGTTACGAAGTCTTCCAGAGAGACTCGTCTTAAAATTCATTATCATGCCGTTCAACTTTAGAGAAGTATCTTGCAAAGTTAGCATATTATTTTGATTTAACCGTAAATTCGTATCATGTTATATAGCAGGATTCAGAGAACACCGCTCGTTGACAGCGAGAAAGAATCGTGGAACGGGAATTTCTCGCAGCCGATGTAGAGAGTATCGAAGGCGTCGGTGCCGTCGGTGCGGTGTTCGAGCAGGTCTTCCTCGCTCTCGGCGAGTTTTTCGCCCGACTTATCCTTGCGGAAGCCGTTGCGACCGTTGGAGACACCGGCAGACTGAATGGCAAGGATAAGGTCTTCATTGTTGGAGCGGTTGAAGAACGGCATGAGCCTTTGCTTTCCGGCAAAGGCGTTGTTGATGAGAAGATACTTCTCGTCGTGGTGCATCGGGTTTCCGAGGTACACTGACTCGATGCGCCAGCCGTGCTGCTCGAACTCCTTAACCACGTTATAGTGGAAGTCCTGGTCGTTTACGGCATAGTTTGAGCCGAGAGCCGTTGCATCGTAATAATAGACCACGGTCTTGTTGCGGTGGGCGGCGTAATAGCGGCAGAAGTCCTCGACGAGTGCCGGTATCTTGCGGTCGAACTTGACGTAGAAGCTCTTGATGACATTGAGGCGGCGGTCGCGAGGCTGCCCGGCGACAATCCAGTTGATGTTGGCGTTGTAGTCCATGCCTATGCAGATGGGCGCGTCGGGGTCAACGTCCTTGTCGGCGCGGGCGTCGAGCGTCGAGAAGTCATAATCATAGCCGAGAGTGTCGAGGTACTGATTATCGTTGGCATCATACTTGTGTCCCTCGCGCATCGAGGAATAGAAACCGTCCTTTGCAATTCCGATCCTCTGACACAGGATAGAGGTTTGGAAGGTCAAAGGCGTAAGGTCGCGCTTCATCTGCTTGATGTAGTTCTCGCCGAGAAGCTGCAAGTTCTCAATCGAGGAATACTCGCGGTAATAAACCGCGACGGAGCGCATCTTATTGAGGTCGCGGTCAAGGCGGCGCAGGTAGCCTTTGAGATACGGAGGCACCGGCTTCCCCGAAGCGTTAAGGGCACGTATGCGCTCCTTCGTCCTCCATATCTCATAGACCGTGGCCTCGATGGTCCTGATAAGCTCCGGGTCCATTTTGTCGCGGTAATGGAGGAACCAACTGCCCTTCTGGGTCTGCGGCATATCGCTCAATATCATAATCGAGTGATTGAAGGAGTGCTTACCGAAGTGCGACTTTATGCCGCCGTTGGCCGGAAGCGTTTCGTCTTTCAGTTTGGCGTAGTCGATAAACTTGGCTTCATCGACCAGCAGCCATGAGAGCGTGAGCGAGTTTGAGCTGCCGGGGCGGTCCTGTGAGATAATCACGGCGACCGACCCGTTGTAGAAAGATATGACGTGCTCATAATCTTTCGGGTCGATGATAGGCTGACGGAACGACTTGGGCGGTTTCCTCCCAACGACATAATGGATTCCCTCGATGTAGCCCCATCGCTTCCATGCGGCGAGCAAGCCCGGAATGGGGTTAGTCAGTCCGTGCTTGAAGGTCGGCACCACGATGCCGCCTGTCGAGCCTGGCATACGCTGCATATTGCGCAGAACAAACGGAGCAGCTATGCTGTCCGTTTTGCCGGTGCGTCGCCCTGCGACGATAACGGTGGTGTTCGCGCCGATAAGCTGCGTGAGGCGTTGGGGCTTGTTAAAGTAAACTCTTTTTTGAGAGGATTCCATGAACAAAAATCGAGGGAAGGATGTTAGATTGATACTCGGTAAGGACGAAAATCGTCCATCAGCCTCCTTCGGTATTATCCAAGGAGGCTTTGTTAATTTTCTCGTCAGGGAATAGCGAGTCAAGTTCGAGGTCCACTTCCTCGAACTCGACATCTTCAATGTCGATGGTTTCGGCCCGGTACTTCTCAATCATGGCCGCGATTTTCTCGGCTATGTTGGGAATAGGCTCGATGCCGAGGACACGCGGATCATCGGTGGCCGTAAAGGGCTGAACGAGGATTTGGTCAAGCGGTATAGCCTGTTCGTCTTCGAGGTCAACGCGGTTCAGCTTGCCGTAGGCGGTAGCGGCGCGTTCCATAGTCTTGCTGTCCTTGCGCTTCTCGGCCATCTTGTATGTGGCGATAAGCATTTCATTGGTGCGCCAACGGTGGAAGTCGCGTGAGGCGGAGCCGAGCATTGGAAGCAGCGACTTCACAACTGCAAGGTCGGAATACGCCGTTGTGCGGTGTATGTTATGCCGTTGGCACACCTCGGCGACAAACTCGCGGTCGGTGCCGTCGGGGTTGGCGATGAACCAGTTATACATTTCACGGACACGCAAAACTTTCTCGACCATCTGGCCGGGATAACGCTCGCGCAACTCTACCTCTTTGGTAAAGAGTTCGGAGCGGCAGACTTCTATGGCGTTGGGATATGACATTGTTAATCTCATTATTGCCGAAGGTCGACTTGATAGCTTGCACCGCAGACCGCAGAGCTTCGCCCTGCCCCCTGCGACTTGCAAGCGCCGACTTCGGCGATAGCTTCGCTATTCGTCGTCCTCCATGTCGAGAAGATTGCGGTGGGCGTTCTCGATAGCGAGCGGCGAGCCGACCTGAGCAAGCATCATTTCCTGAGAATGAAGCTTGACCTTAGAGGCGGCTTTGCCACGGCGGTAAGCCTTGCTTACGTCGGTGCCTCGGTCGGCGATGTCTGAGCGCAGCACATCAGCCGGGATATCGAGTATCACGGCGATGTCGGATATTTTGAGGTAGATTGAAGCGTATTTTTCAATCTGCTGCAATTCGGTCTCGGAATAAGTCATGGAGTGGTACTGAATGATTTGTGATAAGGTCGTTGACTTGGGCGTGGAGATTGGCAAAAATCTCCGGCGAAGTGGAGATAAACGCAGACTCGTGGCGGTTGCCACGGGTCAAGTTCTGTGAGGTAATGACCGAAACAGTATCTCCGGCCTCGGATTTCACCAACAAAATCTTGCTGTGATTGTCAGCAAGATAGGTGCGCTCGATAACCTGGGTGATGAACGCCCAGAGTTTGAGGGTCTTGTTGGTAGCCTTGTGGTCGAGCACAAGGTTAATCCGGCTCGCGCGCTTATCTTTGGTAATGAAGAATAAGCGTCGAAGAAATTCCTCCGAAATGGAGAAAGAAGTCTGCCAGACCTCGGCGACGCCGACTTGCCCCAAAATCCATTCGAGAATGTCGGCAACCTGCACGGCATTTGAAAGGTAAGCCTGAAACGGCGTCTCTTTCAACGGGCGAAGGATTTGGTTAATGTTGGCACTCCTTTTCATTTTGCGGACTTCTTAGATTTGCTGACGGCAGAGCGTTTACGCGAGGGTGTGGGCTTGGGGTCAGCAACATAGTGGTCGTATTCCTCCCAGTTGGCGTGTAGCTTCTTGTCGAGCGATATAAGTTCTTTGAGGAACGGATAACGCTCGGAGTCCGGGCAGGGCGAGTTGTCAAGCGAGAGCGAGCGGAGGCGCAGATGCAGCTCGCGCATACGCTGTAGGAGCGAAAGGTTCTCAACGTACTTCGCCTTGACCTCGTCGGGCAAAGTATCGTGGTCTTCGCGCTTGCCAAGGCGCCGTTCATCTTCCGGAACGGTAGAAGCATCGTCGGTCAGATGATGCTCGTCGGCGATGGTCGCCACCTGCGCGGCCATTTCCTCGACCTGCGCATGGGTTAAGGCTTGAACGCGGAAGTTATAATACTTTTGAAGCTGATACTCTATAAATTCGGCTTTGCCCGAAGGATTGGCAATAAGATTACGGTACATAATCTGATTGCCGGACAGCTTCAAAAGGTAAAGAGCGCCGACAGCATAGTCGCGCTCGTCTTCCGGCTTTTCAAGCCATTGCTTTATCTGTTCAGTGAATTTGTGGTCCATTGATGGTGTCATAGCTTGTTGTTGATGCCTGTGAAAAACACGAGGTTGTAACCGAGTGGAAGAAGCAGCTCACGCATCGAGATCATCGTGGCGCCGGAAGTAACAAAATCGTCGAACACGATTAAGTTGCGCTCTTTGGGCGGTTCCTTGCCGAAGGTAAAGACAGCCCCGACACGATGCTTCGAGTGGCACTCGGCGACATCTTCGTAGAAGGGTATGCCGAGAAGTTCGGCGAGCCGGGCAGAAATGAGCGAAGCAAAATTTCTGACCTTGTGGCGACGTTTGGGCGAGGTAACGATGGCCCAGTCGCCGGTTGCGAGCGAATGACCGAGTATTTGCCGGATAAGGGTATTCATGCCCTCGGCAAACTTCTCGACCATATCGGGGTCGCTCTTTATGTCGGTCAAGGTTCTGCCGTAGACCGACTTTTTCCAGAGCGAGATGATGCCGAACTGCGGATTGCGGTAGGAAATTCGTACCTTATTCGGTGCGAAGTCGCAACGTGCCTCAGCCTGTTGCACATCTTTCCATGCCGCCCGTTTCTTCTCGGCGAACAGGTCTTTGGCCGGAGCCGGAGAAACAAAAGAAGCGTCAAGGTCGGGAACGTCAAGCGAAGGCACTTCGATGTCGTTCAACATCTCGTCCAACGCTAATGCTCCTTTCCTGGCGCTTCTGTTCGGTTCCATGCTCACGCGGCTTTAGCGGAGCAGTCAATCTCGCCGTCCTCGGTTTCGAGCTTGCCGACATAGAAGGGCGCGGGCACTTCGTCGGTAGCCTCGACATTGATAGTAGTGGACGTTGTGCCGGTGGCACCCTGACCGAGGTCCTGTGCAACGGTGGCCTTGGTAGTCCACTTATCATTGCCGAGGACTCGGAAATTGCCTTTCATATCCTCGACAATAAAGACATTGTCTGTATTGTTGATGTAGGCAGCGGCGGCGGACGCCTCCTGACCAACACCGGGATGAACGGCAACGAGTTTGTTGAGCTGCGTCTGCGAAGGGAGTTCACCCTGAGCCTCCGATGTGAGCTGCGATTTGTCGGGAAGTATGTCGATATACTTCCATGTCGCATCGGCGAGCAGGGCGAAGTCGCCCGTGAGCACCGAGGACGTTGCGCGACCGAGTTCATCACGAGGAAGCTGCGGGAAAGTCACGATGTAGGATTTGGCGATGAAATAAATGCGACGTTTCACGCCGGGCAGCTCGGGTGTGCCTTGGCACCACCCGAGCGATTTCTGAATTGAGGTACAGACTTTTGCCATAGCGATTGCGGATTAGACGGTTAATTCGATGGCCTTGAAGCGTCGCTTGTCGATGGACTCGAACTGAACGCCGAAGAACATAGTGGCGATGTACGAGAGGATGAACGGCTCATACTCCTTGACCATGATGTTTTCTACATCGCCCATCTGGTCGAAGCCGACGAGCATATTGGACTTCGGGCATACATGGATATACTTCGAGTCCATCTTGTTGTAGAGGGGGACCAGTTTAAGGCGACCGTTGGAGCCTTCTACGGAGGTCTGATCATATTGGGTATTGTATGCGATACCTCCGTGGGTCATCAGGTAGCCCTCGTTATACTTGTCTGCGAAGTCCTGCGAGCAGAACATATACAGTTCCTCCTTGCGCAGACGCGGGTCGAGCGAGAAAAGAATGGACTTGGCTATATCGACGGCGTTAGCCGAAGTGATAGCCTCGTCAATCTTCATGTAGTTGCCGAGGTCGGCGGCAATGGCACCGGCGGCAATCTCATTCTCTGTGATGGTATCGAAGCCATCAAAGAGATCGGCGGTGGTATCACCGGCGGGATTGCGCTTACCGTTCCACAGAGAATCGTTCAGATGCTCGGCGAGACCCTTGGCGATAAGGGCGAGCACGTGGAGCGCTGTGGGCGTGGTCATCTGACCGTCGCCCTTGGTGGCACCGGTGCCGAGCAGCGTGGAGATAGCCGAGTTAGGCTCGAACTTGGCGACAACGGAGCCGAAGTAAGTCTCCAGGGTGCGGAAATCAAGATTGAGGTTGAAGTCCTGCGAGCGCGAAGGCTTGTAAGGAGCGAACTGAGCGTCGCCGCTGATGGAGGCGACCTCCTCCTTGTATCGGATGCCGGGGCGTCCGGTCATATACTGCAAGGACTCCTGTATGCCGATAATCGGCAACATGAGAAGGTCCTTGCGGTAGATAGTCGCGGCTTCCTGATACTGCTGGAGCGTGAATGTAAGTTTACCTGCCATAATATTGGTGGGGTTAGATGTTAGACGAGATTGAAAAGTTTGCGGGCGGAGTTGATGGTCTCGCAGTAAGCCTCGGCCTCCGTCTTGGGAGCAGGTTCGCCTTTCGAGCCGTTATCGACAATCTGCTTGGAGTTGTCGGCAGGCTTCTGGGCGAGCTTGGCCTGAAGGTCAGCGATAGTCTGATCCTTGGCCTTGATTTCGGAGTCTTTGGCTTCGAGAGCGGCCTTCTGCTCATTGACGGTCTTATCCTTGACGGCGAGAGCGTCTTCGATGGCGTCGAGCTGTGCCACTGTCACGGTCGCTGTACCGTCGGACACGGTCAGCGGCTTGTCGGCCAGGATAGCCGACAAGAAGGTGTAGGTCTTTATCATTGCGGTGGTGATGGGATTGGTGGACGGTTTGAAAAGCGAGGCTATGGCCGTGAGGAACTTGCCGAACAGACTCTCACGGTCGGTTTCGGCGAGTGGAATATTGGGTATGGGCATACCCTCGGAAGCCATAGCGGAAGCGAGCGCGTCGGTGAGCTTCGGAGCCGGTTCATCGGCAAGGTCGGTGATTTCATCGACGAAGCCCCAGTCGAGGGCTTCCTTTGCCGTGAGCCAGCCACCGACTTTCATCAGGGCGAGAAGGTCTTCGGGCTTGCGCTTGCAGCGGGCCGCATAGAGTTGGGCGCAGTTCAGGTCGAGCTTGTCGAGGTCGGCCTTGATTTTCTCGCAGTCGGCGATGAGCGTGGCGAACTGAGCCGAGTTAAGGCTGCCCCACTCGAAGAAGGCCATCGAGCACTGATGCACAAGGTACATAGCCCCGGCGTCAATGGAGATGTGAGCCGCGCCGAGCGAAGCGATGGTTGCGGCGGAAGCATTGAGGCCCACGAAATGCACATTGACATTGCCATGGTTCTTGAAGGCTGCGGAGATAGACAGGCCGGTGGCGAGAGACCCGCCGAGGCTGTCGATAAGGACGTTGACCTGCTTGCCCTCGTTCTTGGCGAGTTCGCGGTCAACGGTCGAGCGGTCGAAGTCGTAGCCTCCGACGTAGCCTTTGAGTGAGATGTGATATGCGGTTTTAGACATGGCAAAACTAACTTTGCCACGAAGTTACCGCTATATATAAGGAGGCGAAAAGACAACAAAAAAGGCCCGTAGTGTGATACTACGAGCCGGAATATTTATATTTTGAAATTGTCTTATCGCTTTAATAACTCGATATTTACATATCGGAACGGATTACGGATTGTCATGTATTCGGAGAGGTCTAATCCCAGATAAGGACTGTCGGGAACCGGTCGCCCCGTAAATGCCTTGCGCATGGTCGTAAGGTAGGGACATTCGATATAATCCCACTTCAAATCTGTGAATACCGCCACGACGATACCATCGGCGACGCCCAGGGCATATTCGGCCTGACGCACAATATCAAGGTTTACCGTCCAATATTTGCGCGTCATTTCATATACATTCTCACGAATGAACATCGGGGATGTGTCCTTATCGGCATGATAGGACTTGGATATATTGAGCAGAACGACCTTGTCGTTGGGAATTTCAGGTATTTTGAAAGTTTCGGTTTTCATATTTTGCATTCAATAGATTGCAAAATTAGTGAAAATCTCTGGATTATACACGGCAAAAGAGCCTTCCCTTTCGGGAAAGCCCTTTATAGAGAGAGGGAGGAAAGGGGTCAGATGTTGCGGAACACGTTATTGTTGGCACCCATCGAGTAGTCGTACATGAACAGCTCGCGTCCGAAGGCTTCGTAGTCGAAGTAGCGGGCGAGGTCGCCCATCTCGCTTTCGAGATTGTAGCACTCGCTGATGATGTGCCGGGCGAAGTCTTCTTCGCTGTCCCACTCGCCGCAGTAGGCTTCCTCGAAGTTGTCGAGTTCGTCGTGGAACTCCATGTAGTCATCGACGGCCTCCTGACCGTGCTTGTCGCACATATCCGAGTATTCGAGGATATGGTCGAAGTCGTCCTCCGACATGAAGCCCTCGTTGTACCATTGGCGGGGGAAGCCCTCGTAGTCCTGGGCCATCAGCTCCGGGTCTTCCTCGTCGGCGTGGATCGCCTGGCAGAATTCGATGAAGTCGTCGTAGCTGTTGAAGCTGCTGAGGTCAATCCACAGACCGCAGAGCGAGCCGTCGTTGTACTTGCCGTAAGTACCGACATAGACGGAAGGTTCGCCGTCGCAGCTGCTCTTGTGCCTTGCGACTGCATCCTGAAGGTCGGCTACCGTGTAGCCCAGTTCGCTGAGTCGTTCTTCGACTCTTGGAGTGATGTTGAGTTCTCCGAATTGTAATCTCATTGCTGTAAAATTTTGAGGGTTTGACATTTGGTTCATTTTTCAAGTTTTACGTTGCAATAATTGGGAGAGCTGAGGAAGCGGAATTGCAGACGTTATTTCAAGCCCCGGCGGTAAATTCTTGGGTCCCGGAGGGTGAAGAATTTTGAAATGTTGTTTGCAATCCCGGAGGGCGAGCCACCGGCGAAGTCTGCGGTCAGCCCTACCTTTGCGACAGGAAAACTAAATGAGCCAACTGTCCCGAAAAATCAGCAATGAGATTACGGGGAACCAACATCCGAGAGTCAGAAGAACCAGCGGACGCGGCGAAGCCGGACCGAAAGTAAAAGTCGAACAAGAGCGGATGCAGGTGTGCCTGAACGAGTATCTGTGTCGGTGCTTACGAATATGGCAAGTACAATGGCGGCGTGTCGTAAGTGGATAGACCGGTGCGCTCAACGGCCACGACACCAAAACCTGCAAGGCGTTCAACATAGACATGCAGACCCTCTCCTTGATACAGGCATGGACTACGAAGGAATCCACCGCCTACCTCTGACCCACGAGGGCAATGTCGGAGAACGACTGTGCCGTTGAAAACGGTCGTGCGACTGCGCGGTCGGGAACCGTCAACCGATGACGTAGTTCCTGACGATCACGGCACCCGAAGGGATACTGCGGAGCGTGGGACGGTTCACCCGGTGCATCATCGGCTACCGCTATAAAAGCGGGCTACCTTGACCGCCCGACCACGGAGCCGTGCTATTTATGACTGCTCGTTGGAAAAGCGCCAACAAGTTCCGCATAATCTGACCCCTCCCTCTCGACTACCGCTGAAAAGGCTATCCCGAAAGGGAAGGCTCTGCCTCCAAAAACAAAACCGCCTACCTGTCTCAGGCAAGCGGTCTCGATACTTCAAAATCTGTAATGACCTTTGCCGCATCCCTGCGGCAAAAAGATTGGGACTGGTTTTTGATGCAAAAGTTATATCACGCACGGCACCATCGACTTGATGGAGACGTGTTTAATTTCGTATTCATACCCGGCGGCGTCGCCCGAAGGTATGCCGGTCCTCTGATCACACTCGACTGTCGGGTGTGGCGCTTCGAGCGAGCCGACGAGAAAGGAATTGTCGTTGACATCGGTAACGACAAAACCGAGAGTGGCTGACCGGGGAAGTTTCTTATCGGTAAGGAACTTCAAGGTGGCGGTGTCCTGGTACCCGGCACCGTCCTTCTTGGTCTGACACTCGCAGGTCGGCTCGTCGAAGAAGGCTATCGGGTGAATGTCCGTGAGGACAGCCACCGTCATGCCGCAGATGGCAGAGAGGTCAACTCGCCTCGGCAGATGCCGGCAGTCAATCCAGCCGATAGCCTTTATTCCGGGAAGTATCTGTGTCGATGTTCTCATTGTCGGGGAAATTTCAGAAAATTCAGAATTAAAATTTTCAGGGTCTGAAATCAAGTAGATTTTTTACGGGAATATGAACTTTTCGACCACTCGCGCTTGGAATAGACGTTGCGCTGACGCTGATAGCGTTTGGCGATGGCGTTCCAGTTCGTCTCGGTCATCTCGATGCCGTGCTTCTCCATCCACGCATAGATAAGCTCGTCCTGACGCTTGGAAATCTTTCCGAAGTGGTGCAGGTCGCTCCATAGCTGAATATCGAAGCGGTTGCGGATGATACTCAGCAGGGACGAAAGAGCGTGTTGCGGCAGGTAGTTGAAGACTTCCGGCGGTCGATTGCGGAACGAAGGAATGACGATGGCAAGTTTGCCGTCGCCCGCCGTGTCGGGCAGTCTGTCTTCGGGCCAGTGGGTAAGGAACACTTCAAGGATCTTACTCTCGACCGAACCGCGAATGAGATGCACCGGCACCTCGCCCCCGTGTTCATGGATGAACCATTGGGCGAGATAGTCTTCGAGTGGTATGTAGAGGCATATCTGGCACATATTCCTGCGTCTTAAATATATACAAAGTTACGGAATATCAGTGGATTAACCTCACATTTTCGGTTTTGCGTTGTCGATAATCGGCAACGTCGCGAGCAGGTGGCGAACGAAACGAAAAATCATGAAAAGAGGAAATGGAATTGCCTCGCGTACATGTGAGGACATCCGCAGGTAAGCGATTTTAGCGAGGCAGACGGGAGCGCGAAACAGGCAGTGAGCATAGCCACAACAGCCTATTATATAGATAGATATATTTTGTCAGACAAAAAATATAGATATATAAGGGCCGCTCCCGCTGTCTATCGTTGGCTATTTTCGGCTGTAAAATCCGAAAATAGCCGCTCGTTGTCTGACCGTGTCAAGGCTTTGGCTACGGCGAAACGAGCCTAAAACGCTGATTGTCAGATTTGGCTACGTTGTCTAATTTGTCTGAGCCACATTTCGGCTCGTTGAAAACGAACGAAACTGCAAAAAGAAAAAACGAGATTACCGTCGGAAATTCAGACGCCGGTAATCTCGCTTCATGATGTATGGAGAAGTCAGAAGGGCAATTCGCCATCGTCTTCGCTGTCGAATATGCCTGGTTGTTGTTGTATTGTCTCCGGGGCGGAAGATGTTTTGGAGTTTGGCTCCAGATCATCTTCCGTCAGTTCGTTTTCGGCCCTCTCGATGGTTTCGAGATTTAATTCATAACTCTCTTTGAGAAGTTCGTAGTCGAAAACGAAGGCCATTGGCCGCACCTCCTTGACCCTGCGGATGCTTTTGCCGTCTGCACGGTTCTCGTAAGTGTAATCGGGCGTACCGTTGGGGAGAAGGACTTGGAAACGGTGCTGACGTGTACCGAGGAAAGCAGGATGCGTCCGCAGGTAGGATTCAAGCGAGACGGTGTCGAGCTTGCCTATGACGTTGGAACCGTTGACACGCTGACCCAGGGCGTTGACAACATTCTGATAATTGAGAAAGAGGATAGTCTTGTCGCGGCCGAAGTCGATTGTCTCCCCGTTGTTGCGCTTGAACTGCGACATCTGCTTGATGGCGAAGTGAGCCTTGGCGACAATTCGGCCCTGCATGTGGTTTGAGTCGAGCATCGACCAGAACACGGCTATGTCGCTGTTCTTCTTCAACTGCTCGTTCTGGCGGCGTATGCCGCCGACGCAGATGTTGAACAGGTCGGTGTACTCAAAAGGAAGTTCGAGCGAAGTCTGTACCGTGTGGAACGCGGCCAGCGGAGCGAGCCAGTTGTTGAGCAACCGGTCCTCGACGCTGTCTTCGGAGAGAGCGGCCACAAGCTGACGCTTGCAGACCGCATAGTGGGCGGCATAGTCGGCCTCAAACAGTTTGCGGAGTTTCAGCAGTTGCACCGTAAGGTGTACGGCGCCACGGGCGCTGATTGCCTGAAACTCCTCGAAATTGCGCTTGGCTTCCTTGGAGAACGTTACCTCCGAGTAAGACAAGTGGATGACGCGCGAAAATAGAGCGTCATCACGGGTCGGCGCGTCCTGGCCGGTGAGAATGACTCCGGAGCGAACAAAGGTGCGCTGCACCTTCTTGTCGCCGTCCATATTCTTCTTGGTCTGACCGCTGCCGCCCCATATCTGTTTGAGGAGTTCTATCTTGCGGAAGTCAAGCTCGTTCTTGTACTCGTCGAGATGCACCAGGTTGTTCTCGGCGCACGACAGCATTTCATTGAGCGACGCCATCGATGTAGTGGCGAGCGAAGGAGGGTCGTTTAGCCGGACGAAGAACGACATCAGGGCCGTGCCAAGCTCCGTTTTGCCGGTGCCCTTGCGACCGAAGATATTCAGCAGGGCGAGGCGTTTGGACGATTGCTTCACAACGTCCAGAAAGAGCGTAGCAAGGACGAAAGCGAAGCCTACCTTTGCATTGTCCCCGAATACCTGCACCATACGGCGGACATAATCGTATAGCGTCACTTCTCCATGCTCACGGCAGGAGAAACTTCGCTCGAACTGGTAGGCGTCGCGCTGATCGAGGTGCATCTTCGAGAAGGCCGGAAGATAGAACGTGCGGTCGCCAATCTTGACGATACCGAGGTCGTTGACCTCGTAAAGCACGTTGTCGGCAAATATGCCGTCACCGAAGGCATACAGTTCCTCGGCGCTGTTCCAGCCCATCTTGGATAGCTGAACTGCGCTGTCGGTTATGGAGTACAGGTATTCCTTGAGATTGTCGAGTTTGATGGCGTCGCCCTTGAAAGAAAAGAATCCCAGGGACTCGACACGTTGTTTGAAACGGTTGAGCGAGACAAGTTCCTCTTGTCTCAGCTCCAGTTCCTTAATCGTACCGCGCTCATTTTTAAGCCGGAAGATTCGGATGGCATTGTCTCCGTCGATGATGTGGAACAACGGCTGCATGGTAAAGTTGCTCCACCTTTCAAGTTCATCCTTTTCATAGGAGCAATAGCATCCGTTCTTGACGATTATGCCGAGTTCCCTCATGGCCGCTTGCTCAGCCGATAGCGACTCCTTCGCTTTCTGCTCCCTCTCACGGCGTATTTCGTCTTGCGAGCGTTGAAGGGCGTCACGCCAAAGTTTGAGTTTGCCGTAAGCCTTGGCAAGCGGTTCGAGGCACCGGTTGAGCATAGTTTCATCAGAGATATGTACGAGAACATCGCGGCATATCTCGTTCAGGGCCTTTACGTGGTCGGACTCGGTGAGGCAGGTGCCGAGCAGTTTGAGTCCGTACCATACGGCAAAATGCACATCTTCAAGAGTGTTGAAGATGTCCGGCCCTGTGATGAAACTGTCGGGGTCGTTCTTTTTCAGAATGACCTCCACAACTTTCTGTCTGGGTATAGCATCGATCTCATCTTCTGTGAGTTCAAGCGCGGCTCGGTCTTCCGGTCTGACCCCTGCTTTCTTGGCTTCATCGCGTTTCTGTTCGAGTAGTACGGCTTTGGCGGCTTCGAGTTCTTCTTCAGTGATGGGGCCATAGATATTTTCTTTCTCGAAAGGAATCTCCCGTACACTGACATCGAAACCCAGACGGAGAGCCGTCAGTCCGTTGCGCATTACAGCCTTGACACCGGCCCCGAAAGGCTCGCCATCTTTTGGCGGATCCGCGTCGGGGAGAAAGACCAACGAGGGAGCGTAGCGTTGCAGTTGCCGGAACTGCGCCTCGTTCCAAGCAGTGCCGAGGGTTGCGACCGTTTCGGTCAGCCCCACGGCATCGGATTGCAGTTTGAGGACATCGGGAGCACCTTCGACGATAACGAAGCGGCCGGCTTTTGAAGCCTGTCGCTGTGCGTTTCTGAGTCCGAAAACGACCTCTCCCTTTTTGAAAAGTGGAGAGTCCGAGGAATTTATGTACTTGGGAGCGTCCGGTTCATCGCCGATGTATCGGGCTGTAAAACCAATGATGCGACCGAATTTGTCTGTAATAGGGATTGTTACCCGCTCACGGAATATTGTATAGAACTTCTTCGATTTCTCGGAGAAGCGTAGAATACCGACCTCCTGGAGGGCGTGTTCGTCGAGACAATTATTCCGGCAATAATCGGGTAACGAGTCCCAGGATGCAGGACAGTACCCGATGCCGACTTCCTTGCAGTATTCCTCGCCCCAACGTCCATAGGCATACTGACGGGCCTTTTCGGATTCGGGATTGTCGGCGGCAAGCTGCTCGACAAAATACTCCTGAATACGAGCGACGGCAATATACATCGACTCTCGATGTTTTGCCGCGTCGCGCTGCTCGTCCGTCATTGGTTTCTCCGAATGGAGAACCTGTATGCCGTACATATTGGCGAGGTATTCGATGGCTTCGGGATATGTCCGGTTGTCGAGCTTCATCACGAAATCTATGGCGTCTCCGTGTGCGCCGCAACCGAAACAGTGGTACGTGTTGCGGTTTGGACTCACGATGAAGGAGCCGGTCTTCTCACTGTGGAACGGACACAGACCCACATAATGAGCGCCTTTTCGCGTCAGTGTGATGTTGAAGCGCGAAACGACATCCACGATATCGACTCTATCGTGGGCCTGCCGGATGGTTGAGTCTTCAATCATTGTCGTTTTTCTTTTTCGTTAATGCTTCCCACAGGATTATTACCTCTGAACCGAGGTAATAAATCTCGCGGCTCGAAATGCGGATTGGTACAATAATATCGAGTTTCGTGTATTTAGTGACGGTGTCACGGCAAATACTCAGAAGCCCGCAGATTTCCTTGACGCTATACCTGCGGTCAAGGTCTACCTCAGGTTTTGGTCGTATCATCGGTGGCTTCCGTTTCGTCTGTGAATATCATTTGTCCGGCGCATTTCTCGATAATGGCCTTGGCATATTCGGGTATGCGTGAGCACATATAGCGCCAGCTGTAAACCACTGGCCTTGCAACGTCGCATTCTTCCGCTACCCACTTGATGAAGTTGGCCCGGTTGCGACGGTCAAGGGTATTGAGGTAGGCGGTCAGTTGTGCCGCCTCCCGATATTTGATTGTGTTATTATGCATCTCAGTCTGTAGATTTGAAGTAATCTTGTTTTACTCGTTGGAGAAGGCGAAGGTCGGCGGTGCGGTATTCAACCTTGCCGGGTCGTACGCACGGTTCAACCTTTCCTTGTTTTCTCCAACGCTCGACATTCGCACGCCCAAACATATCATAAGCCTTTCTTTGGCTAACATATTCTGGGTCGTTTATGTCTGTCTTAAGCATACTTACGACCCTTGCCGCAACATCGTTGAGGAAGGTGTCGTATGGAATAAGCCTATCGAGGAATTGAAGGAAAGCCATAATCAGCGGATTATTGGATTCTCGTCACCTCGATAGACTTATCGGAGCGATTGGTTTTCGTTGTGTATTGGCGCTCATACATCATGCCAAGTTCGGATGCTTGTGTGCGAACGCTTTTCAGCCGAGAAATGGGGAACTTTACTGTGTCCCCAACCGCCATCTCGAACAGAGTCGGGCGGATTTTTTGAGTGATTTCAATCATTTTTTTTGCTGTTTAATTTGGTGGATTAATGATTAATGATTAACTTTGCACCAGAGTATTACCGTACTTTTGAAACGCAAAGTAACCATTTAATGTTTAACCAAACAATAAATGGTGTATCGTTTTAAGTATTTTTTACTGTTTAATGTTTAATATTGAACTGAAAGAGGTACACATCGGAAAGGCAATCAAAGAACGCCTTGACGAACTGAAGATGACCAAGACGGAATTTGGCCGTCTTATAGGTGTCCCTCAGCAGCATGTCAATCGAATCTTCGAAAGAGAGACGATTGAAACGAAGAAGCTCATAAAGATTAGTCGAGCACTTGACTTTAACTTCTTCGCGTTGTTCTGTCAGTTCCCTACCAACATCAGCGCCTACCTCTCGGCAGTCGCGTTGGGCGATGGAGATGTGAACAACAATATCGGAGAGACCGCCATCCTCTCCCAACTTGAAATTCTAAAGGTCAAGTTGGAGGAAAGGGAAGGTACGGTTGCGGATCTTCGCGACCAGATCGGCGGACTCAAAGACAGTGTCGAGCAGTTGAAATCCAACTTGCGAGACAAGGACGAGATAATAACCCTTTATAAAGAAAGGAAATAATTATGTAGAACCAGGCTAAGAACGTTAGACCGAGTCAACGCATCTCGAACTGCGTAAGCCTTCTATGGCGATTGTTTAGAGATAGTTTAGAGATACTTGTTATCTACCTTATTATCAATAGACAATTACAGATGCCCAAGCTGCCATAGAAGACTAATCCTTAGTCTGAAATAAGAAGAAGTTTAATACAAGGCAGGGATTTCAAAAATTGAAATCCCTGCCATTAATAAAGATAATTATGGGAAAAGATCCTTTCTTAGATGCTGTTAACAAAGGTGAAAAGGCTCGTAAGCAGAACGAATTTATTCAAAATGGTGGAGCGGAATTAATTACTGCAGGAATAGGACTGGCAATAGCTGGAGGTGTAAAGGTCTATGATATGATTAAGAATCGAAAAAAGAAAAAGAAAAAATAGTCTTCATAGCTGCTATTGTCAATTCCTTAAGCGTTTGATACATAAGTATTGCATTCATTTGTGATATACATAACCAAATGAATGTAAGATTATTATGCAATGAGATTTATTTATGATATTATATTGATATGAACAAATTTGTATGCTATCTTACCATTCCAGAAAAATGGAATATCAAAAACATACGACCTATTTCAAAAGAAAAGATAGAACTTGCAGATATTTCTTCACAAGATTTTAAAAACAAGTATAGGAATGCCATCTTTGCTATTGGTAATACAAAAGAAGAAGCATACCAGAGTGCAATAGAGATTCAAAAGAAAGTATTAGAAGCAATATCCTCTTTGAAAATATAGAAACCTCAAATCAGATGCCTATTATAGTTTATACTAAACACTTTTCGATTTGTTATAAACACACTAGACAAAGAGTACTTGTTGAATTCAATTCTACATCGGATTGCAGGAGTTGATGGGGCGAAAGATAGATCTCGTTGATGAAGATTGCATACGGAATCCTTATTTTAAGGAAGAATTGAATGAGACTAAACAGTTGATCTATGGATAGGACTATTAAGAAATATCTTCATGATATTCTTTTGGCAATCGAGGAGATTGAATTCTTTCTTTCCCAACGGCCACGGCAATATCAAGTTTATCTTGATGACCTTATGTTCAAAAGAGCTATTGAGCGTAATGTCAGCATTATAGGAGAAGCGATGTCGAAGATTCTTCAACTAGATGCCGACATAGCCATAACCAATGCCAAAAACATCAAAGGCACTCACAACTATGTGGTTCATGCTTACGACACCCTCGAACCGCATATCATCTGGAACATTGTCATCAACGATATCCCGAAGTTAAAAGATGAAGTAACTCAACTTTTAAATATTGAATAG